TGAATTTCTACGATGTCTCCGGGCTTGAACTTGTAGCCAACCAAAGACCAATAGGCGTCCTTAAGGATGTCTTCGAACGCCGTGCCGTCTTCTGGCACGACATGATGCGCCTGACGCGCAAACTCAATAAAATTGATCCGCGACTCGCGAACCATCGGAACGCCAGCTTCTTGCATGTGCTACTCCAAAAAAGACGGGGGCCACGATGGCCCCCATCAGATGCTTGCTTAAACGACGGTAGCGCCGCTCGACGTGACAGCCGAAACAACCGTCAGGGTGCCAAGCGGAGTGGCCGTGTCAGACACAAGAACGAAATCACCAACGACCATGCCGAGGCTGGAGCCGTTGGAGAAATAGTTACTGCCCTTAACGGTCGCGACCGCATCAGCAGACTTGTAGACCCAGATACCGGGGCCGTTGCCGTCGAGAGCGCCGGCGGACGTGCGAACCGGCGGGTTAGTCGTAACGTAAGCCATGAGGCTTTCCTTTCGTGATCGGAGAACAAAAAAGGCTCCGGCGCTAGCCGAAGCCTATTGATTAGTACGCAGAGCCGTCGTGACGAACCTCGACGACACCCTTCGTCTGAAGCAGCTTCGATCCCATGAAGATCGTGCTGCGGGCGAAGTAGTAATCGTCCTCTTCGTTGTAGCCGGCCTTGACATCCATTTCGCCGGTATTGACCGCATGGCCGATAGCCGACTTGTGGAAGGCGTAGCACTTCTCCGTCGCGGTGGCCGCACCAGACAGGCGGGGATGCCAAATCCAGTTGAAGCCAGCCCAACGCTCAATGCGCTTCATGCCGGGAGCGCCAGCGATGAACGGCAGATTCATGTCCACCCAATCGCGCGAACCAAATTCCTTGGTCTGCATCAGGTAGGCACGGAAGGCCGGCGAGGCGACGAAGAACATATTGTCTTCCTCATCGACCGGGACTTCGTTCTTGCCGAGGATGGCCTGCGCCTTCATCACAAGCGCCAGCGACGCCGTAGCCGACGAGCCGGTGTTGTTGGTCGCGTTCGCAAGCTCGCCAAGGATGTCTTGGTCGATCTTACGGTTCATGACCTTGATGGTCGTCTCCTGCATGATGCGGCGACCGTCACCCTGCGAACCGAAAATGTTAAAGCCGGTCCGGCGGGGTTTGTCGTGCCATTCCTGCAAGGTGGCCGTGTACTGGTTAAGATTGTCAGCACGACCCGGAATCAGGCCGTTGACACCGCGCGTCACCGCCGAAGCGTTGCCGGAGTCAGCGACCAGAAAGACCGCCTGATTACCCTTGATGACGGCTTCCGTGGTTGCGGAAGCGCGGAGGAGCGACTGGCCCTGTTCGAAACCAGCGATAAACTCCTGACGATACTGTACCTGAAAAGCTGTAGAAGCCATTTTGAAGCACCTTTCGGTTTGGGAAAGACGCTCCGATCTGGTTATCCGCAGGCGCGCGTCAGCGGGCTGCCCCCGGCCTTAAGCCGGGGAGCCGCCTATCGCCCTACGGGGCATCTCGATAGCGTTGGTTTTAGTTTGCCCTCGCGGGCGGTTACGCAGCGCGACCCTTGCCTTCTCTAGCCAGCTTGGCCTCAAGAAGCTCGTTGTAGCGCGCTTGCATCTTTGAATCGGCCCAATACTCTTTTGTGCCGACCTTCTTCTGTAGAGCGGTTAGCTCATCATCCATCGTGCCAAAGCCGTTGCTTGGAACAACCGTGGCAGTCGGATTTGCTTCACGCGATATTGAAGCCAAAGCTTTCAGCATCGCGGGATGATCGCCCCACCGCCGGCCGTCAGGCGTCCTAGAAGCCAGCATGGCCTCCACAACATCATCCGGCGCATGAGCGGAAAGGGTATTTTTGATCGCATTTATGTTGCGACGGTATTCCTGACCCCATTCGGCGCGAAGCTCATCTTCTCCGCGCTGGTGATTGTTGGCGTCAAATTCTTCTATGATTTGAAGATTGCGCTGCTGAGTGCTGGCGTAAAAGGCAGCAATCTTGTCAGCGTATTGCTTCGGTATATTGTTTTCGTGGGCGTATTTGGCGAAGTTCTCAAGAACAGGAACATCCTGTTCCGACCACTGATGGCCCACTTCGAATTTATACCCATCCGCCGTTTCTGGCACCCCATTTTCGGTGCGCCATGCAGATAATTCTTCCGTTGTCGGATTATCCGGTAAGGCGCTACGCAGATTGCCCGACGACAAACGCTGCTGCGCGTCACGGTATGCCTTCGCCAGATCGCTTGGGCTGTTAAACCGATCAAGCGTCTTGAGATAGCTTTTGTCCTCTCCGGCCAGCTTAGCCCGCCAATCCTGCGGCCAATCGGCCGGGGCGGTTACTGGCTTGTCAGCGGCGTCACCGTCAAGAATGGTGCCGTTTGCAGAAGTAGGAGCGGTTGTCTCGCCACCCGGAGCAGCCGTGTCAGCCGAGGCCACATCAGCCAGTCCGCCAGCGAGGGCGTCCATATCTTCACTCATTCACTTTTTCCTCTAAAGAGGCATTCGGCATATTGATGAGCGCAACGATCTCCAGACCGACAAAGCGCTTGCCGGACGCGAAGTCGGAGTCTCTTTGGCTGTCTGGGTAGAAAGTCGTGTCAGCGATGCCGCAGGCCACGTTCAAAATCCAGTTTAGGGCGCGCTTTTGCTGCCCTTCGCTGGCGCTTCCGGCCGTGAGTGCTTTCAACGCATACACGTCCGCTTTGTCGCAGGGCGAGGGTTTCCACGGCCTGCGATCAGAAGACCGCTTTCTGATTGACATTGATTAGTTACATGCCTCTTGGGGCCATAGCGTCACTAAACTTCTTGGCTGCGCCGCCGGCAAATTCCGCCGCCTGCGCACCCTGAGTCAGTTGCGCCATCATTTCCTGCTGCTGCGCCTGCTGAGCCTGCGCCTGCTGCGCCTGCGCTTTCTTCTCGTTGGCTTGCTTCTCATCCACAAACCACGAAGCTGGTGCGCCAGCGCCCTCGGCCGCGTCACGGAAGGCGCGGTCAAAGTTGACATCGTGGACGACCATTGGATCAAGCTGCGCCGCCGTCTGGAGAAGCTGAGCCGTCGAAAGGAAGGCTTGGCTGTTCGCCCGCGTCTGAGCCGCCTGTAGGGGGCTTTCAAACGTAAAGCGGACATTCTGTCCTGACAGGACTGGCGGCATATCCCACGCTGATCCAAAAGCGCCGTTGCGCAAAAGCAGGTCAAAAGTCTTGTCGCAAAGCGCGCCGTTGTATTCGGTCTGCATTGGCTCAAAGAGCGGCGCGGCGCGCCTGACATACTCCTCAACGCGCTTCTGCGTCTCAAAGGCGGTCATGTCGCCTTTCAGTTCTGGAAGCTGAATCTGGTTGAGATAGAAGGCTTCCATAATAAGCTCGCGAACCTTCTGCTCGCGAACGTCGCCCCACTGGAAGCCGCTACGGTCAATCGGCAGCGGACGCAGGGCTTCGCCGGTCTTCTCGTCGTATTCGGCGTCAACATAGGTAATGCCGCCGGCGAACAGATTGACCCCACCTTGAATAGCATCCCCAACCGCCAGCATCGGCGGATCGACCGCTTTCTGACCGGCCTCCATAAGCGTCAGCGTCATTTGCTGGAGCATACGGGCGTCAGAGATAGAGATTACGGTCGCCGGAGAATACGCATATTGTGACCCAGAAACCGTCTGCCAGCGGGGGATAATATAGCTATTATCCGCGACGGGGACTTCTTCCAAAATAGTTTCGTTGTCGGTGTCGATATATATAGAAACGAACGGGAGCTTACTCTTTCTTTTGAGATCATAGTCTTCCGCCGGCATAATAATGTGCGCGCATTTAACGTCTTCAAACGGCGACTTTTCAGCCCGCTTCTGGACTTTCTCGCTGACTGTCTTCGGGAAAAGCTGCATTAGCTGACGGGCCGTCGGCTTCCAGCGACGGTGAACCCGGTCAATCTCATAATGATAGTTTTCGGCCCATGCGACATCGCGCAGGTGCCAGCAGCGGTAAAGCAACCCTGTCAGGTCGCGATTAAGCTCGACCTGTAGGACGGCTTGACCGAATGTCGCAAAATCGTGATCGCCTTCCTTCGTCGCCCGCTTGAAGCCGGAGCGCGTGTCGTCCATCGAAAGACGCATCCGCTCACTGGCCCAATCAAGCCACTGGCGCGCGGTTGGATCGCGGTTGATTTCTTCTATCTGCGTCCGCGCGTGAAACCACGGCTGGCCGCTTGGACGAAGCATCGCGCCAATCTGGTTGGCAAGGTCGCGCCGGCACATTGCCGGCACGCCTGTCATCAGGTGGGCAGCAAATTCCTGCCCGATAGAGCGCGTCGTCGTGAAGTCCGCGCGCTCAACATAAAAGTTCTCCGCAATGGACTGCCAAAGACTGACAATCTGGATGCGGGAGCTAAAGAGCCGTTCGCCATGCTCTATAAGCTCTTTAACGCGCGTCTTCATGGATTAACCGCCTAACGTGGAGCCGGTGTAGGTATTGCCGGGGGTCGCCGCAGCGGCGGTCGCGGCAGTCGCGTCGGCCGATGTCAGCTTGTTCTTGCGGCGGCGATCACGCTCTTCCTGAGTAAGACCCTTTTCTTCCTCATTCGCGCCGCCAAGAATGCTGGCTTCCTGACCGCGAAGACGAGCGTTGAAGGAATTACGCGCCGCTTCCATCGCCTGCGGCGACGGCATATACTGTGTCGGCATAGAAGCTGTTGCGGTCGAGCCTTGAGGCGTAGAGGGCTGATATGCAGCCGCCGCCTGTGCCGCAGCCTGCGCGGCTGCCTGCTGTGCAGCCGCCTGCTGCTGAGCAGCCTGAATCTGCGCTACTTGCTGAAGCTGTTGAGCCTGACTGGCTCCACCACCACCACCTTTACCCATAGTCAGTTCCTTTCGAAGTCTAGCTCAAAGGCCACATATTTCGGCTTAAAGCCGTATTGTGGAATGCGCCGCAGGAAGCCCTTGCGTGCTATCGTCGTCATCGACACGCATCCGTTTTTCTCCGCAAACGCCTTTGCTTGCGGGAGAAGCTTTTCACAGATCGAATTAAAGTTGCCGGCGGCT